CGGCGATGGTCTCGGACCCCGGCAACGTGATCAGTAGATTCCGGTTCAGTTGCCAAGCAGACACGCCCGAGAACGCGAGGACTTTGGCGGCGGCGGTGAAGGCGAGCATCGCGTACTATTCTGACTCGACGACGACGCCAGCAGTCGACGGTTGCTGGCCGGAGAATTCGATGGAGGAGTTCGACCTCGCCGCCGATCTGTTCGCTTGCGAGAAGGATTTCTCCGTCGCCTATAGGGAATAACACATGGCAACTTTCGTCCAAACGAACGTAGGCCTCTACTGGGGAGGCTACTCATTAGCGTCGAGCTTCAACGCTATCGGCCTCGACCTGGGGAGCGCCGCCGTCGACGACACCGTCTTCGGTGACACTGCTCAAAGTCACGCATCTGGCCTGTCGTCTGTGAGCCTCCAGGGGGAGGGTTATTGGGAGAGCGCGACGGATTCGGCGCTTCAGTCGAGCCTTGGCTCGGATGACACCGTTCTTAGCGTGACCCCGGTAGACCAGGCGGCAGGCTCTCCTGCTATCTTCACCAAGGTTACCGAGAGCCAGTACACGCCGTTCTCCAGCACCGTCGGCGATATGCTGGCGTTCAGCATCAGCGCGGAGGGACGCGGCGAGAAGAGCGTCGCGGGCGAAATCCTCGTGATCCCGGCGACTTATACGTCGAGTTCGGAGACGGTCACCAACGCATCCATCGGGGCCGTATCCGCGACGCAGAAGATCTATGGTGCGCTTCACGTCACCGCCGCGAGCGGCACGCTCGACGTCATCGTCGAGAGCGCTCCAAGCGATTGGTCGAGCGAGAGCACGCGCATTACGTTTACGCAGGCCGCCGCCATCGGAGCGGAAATGAAAAGCACAGCTGGCGCGATTACCGACGCCTACTGGCGCGTCAAGTGGACGGTCAGCGGCGGCGGTTCGTTCGATTTTATTTGTTCACTCGGGATCACTTGAGGAGGGAAAAAGCATGGCAACCTTCGTCTACAATGACGCTTATGTGAGCATCGCGGGCGTCGATCTTTCAGACCATGTCCGGTCGCTGACGTTGGACGCCGGACAGACGATGCTCGACGACACCGCTATGGGTGACGCCTTCGCATCCAACGCCGCAGGGTTGGCGACTTGGAGCGTGACCATAGAGCTACTTCAAGATTTCGCGGCATCGAAGGTCGACGCTACGCTCCAAGGCGAACTTGGTATCGGCAACACCACCGCGCTGATCTTTAATCCGGCAGGCAGTACCACGGCGACCGCTAATCCGAAGTATTCCGGCACCGGGATCCTCGAAAGCTACAACCCGCTCTCGGGATCAGTCGGTGACCAGGCGATGTGTACGGCTACGTTCCAGAGCGCCTCGGCGCTGGCGCGAGCGACAAGCTAAGATGAAGCACCAAAGCCCTCCCCTAACCCAGAGGTTGCACCATGCTATCCAAAGACGAGATTCTACTTGCTGATGATTTACGAAAGGAGCTAGTGACGGTCCCAGAATGGGGCGGCGAAGTCCTCCTGAGAGAACTGAGGGGACGCGAGCGCGACTCCTTCGAGGAGGGCTCGCTGGACGCGAAGCGCAACGTGACGATGGCGAACATGAGGGCGCGGCTCGTCGCGCTCTCGGCTATCGACGAGGAGGGCGAGCGTCTCTTCACCGCGAAGGAAGCGCAGGAGCTAGGCGGCAAGTCGGCCACCGCGCTCAATCGTCTCTTCGAGGTTGCCTGCAGGCTGAGTGGCATCACCGAGGCCGACGTCGAGGAACTTGAGGGAAACTGACGACCAGCCCATCGCGCCTCGCCTGGTTCGACTTGGCCGAAATGATGGGTTGTCCGGTGTCGGAGCTACAGGCGAGGATGACTAGCCGAGAGTTCGGCGAGTGGGTGGCGCGAGGGCGCCTCAAGGCCAGGGAAATGGAGCAAGCCGAGATGATCGCACGGGTAGAGGGCCGCATGAGACAGCGCCAAGGATGACGCTCTCGACGATGAAGGTCGTGCTGACGGCGACGACCAGCAAGTTCGACCGTGCGATGACGTGGTCCGGCAAGAAGGTCAAGCAGTTTCGCGGTGCCGTGGTCAAAGTCGGCGCGGCGCTCCGAGCGATGGCAACGGCGGCAGGGATCGCGGCGGCGGCTATCGCGGCGATTGTGTTTCCGTTCAAGAAGATGTTCGATCTCGCCGCAGGCATAGAAGAAACTGCGTCCAAGTTCCGAACGGTATTCGGCCCAGAGGCCACCGCGACCGTCTCGAAGTTCCTCGACACCTTCGCCAACAAGGCTGGGCTCACCAAGACCCAGGCCCAGGCTCTGGTCGCGACAACAGGGGCCATCGCCCAAGGGTTGGGCTTCACCCAGAAGGCGTCCGGCGAGGCGGCTATCGCGATCACTAAACTCGCCGGGGATCTTTCGAGCTTTAACAATATCCCAACCGAAGAGACGTTGATGGCTATCAACTCAGCATTGACGGGAGAGCGGGAGCAACTCAAGCGCCTCGGGATAGTGATACTAGAGGCTGACGTCCAGAAAAAAGCTCTCACGCTGTCAGGCAAGGCTCTCGCCGCTACGCTGACGACGGAGGACAAAGCGATGGCGAGCTTGGCCCTCATCGCCGAGAAGGCCGGGGTGGCGGTCGGTGATCTAGATAGAACGTCAGGGTCTGCGGCGAACCGCGCAAAAAACCTGGGCGCCCAATTTAGGGAGATCCGCGACGCGCTCGCCACGGCATTGATGCCAGCGTTCGAGGATTGGATAAAGCGGCTACAGGAGGCGGAGGGCGAGTTCGGCAGTTGGAAGGAGAAGATCCTCGCGAATTCTGCCATGATATCAGCGTGGGCGACGCTCACGATGGAAAGCGTGCGCGTGGTGATCTCCGTCTTCGTCAATCTCGGCAGAACTTTGTTCAACATCGGTCAGTTATTCGGTGACGTCGCGGAGATGGCCCGGGCGCTCGTCAAGCTAGACTTCAAGCGCGTGGGAGAGGAGTTCGAGAAGTTCAAGGGGAACGTCGGCGACATCGGTAAAGCGATGGAGTCGGCCAAGGGTGTCGCCGCCGATTGGGAGAAGGCGGCTCTCAGGGTATTGCGTGGAGAATTCGAGACGCTCGTCCGGCTTGGCGGCGAGACGAGCAACCTGACTCAGGGGTTGGAAGACGCTACGACGGCGGTCGAGGAGATGGCCGAGTCGGTCGAGACGCTTGGGGATAAGTTCAAGAGCCTGGGCGAGAGTGCTTCCTCCGACTTCCTCGGGAGGATGACGTCCGCCGTGCAGGGGGGCAAGAACGTTTTTGATGGGTTCTTCACATGGATGAAGAACAAGATCATCGAACTCGCGCTCCGCTGGGCTGTCTTTCAGTCGATCATGCAGATATCCGGCGGCAAGTACGCGGCGTTCGGCGAGATGCTGACGGGCTTTCCGGCTGGGGGCGGAGGCGTTCCAGAGCCCCTGACTGCGGACCAGATGCCGAGCCCGCGTCTGGCGCTTCCCGGCATCAGCCATAAGGGAATCAATCGCTTGATGGCGCAACCTACGGGCGGCGGCGGTATGGTCGTCAACCAGAACGTCAACTTCACCATCAGCGCAATCGACGGGCGCTCCGCGTCGCGCTTCATTCAAGAGCAAGGCGCCACGATAGCGGGCGTCATGGCGGAGGCTACGCGCAACTCGACAGCGTATCGCCGCCAACTGCTCGGCGGCTAGAGCGTGGCGGCTTTCCCTCGCACGGTGCCGCCATCGGGGGTGTCGTACCCTAAGAACGTCGGCTCTCTGATATCGGTCGGACAATCCGGCGCCGTCCAAACGCGCTCGGTCGCGGGGCAGGGCATCACTTGGACCGAAACATGGTCGGCCCTGCTCGCGTCGAGCGAAGATGTGCAGGAGCTTCTGGTCACCATCCAAGACCTCTACAACACGGGCTCGACTTGCACCCTCACTCATTATCTCCTTCCAGGCTCCGGCAAGGATGCGAACGGTTCTGGCCTCGGCTCCCCGAAGGTGAACGGGGGGGGGCAGAGCGGAACGTCACTGATGACCTACGGGTGGACCGCAAGCGAGACGGGAGTGATGAAGGCGGGAGATTGTTTCACGGTTCCCGGTTGCGATGTGCTGTTCCGGGTGACCGCCGATGCCGCTTCCGATGGAAGCGGTCTGGCGACGATCACCATCGTGCCTCCTATCCTCGCGGGTAGGTCTCCTACTAATAGCGGGGCGCTCACTATTGCCAGCGCCAACATCACGGCAGTCGTCGTCGACTACACGTCGGCGAGCGCCGGACCTGCCGAGTATATCGGCGGCTTGACGGTGACTTTCCAAGAGAGCCCATAGATGGGACGCGCCATCACCGCCGCTATGGCGACGGCGATATCTGCCGTCGACGGCTACGCGAACGTCTGGCTGATCCAACTCACCGGAAGCGATAACACTATCCGCTACTCCACGGCACCGAGCGACGTGAGCTGGAACTCGCAGACGTGGGTGGGCATCGGTGGCCTCATCGACGTGGAGGCTCCTGCCGAGACTACCGATCCGTCGGGGCAATCGCTGAAGCTCAGTTTCTCAGGCGTTCAGCAATCGGTCATAGCCGAGGTACTCACCAACCAAGTGCGAGGACGCACCTGCACCGTCTACTGGGCTCAGATCGTTATCTCGACAGGCGTTGTCGTCGCGGACCCGATCACCATCTTCTCGGGGCTGATGAATTCGCGCTGGGAGATGGCGGAGACGCCGAGCGATCTCGCGGCTCGCGGCTCGGTCAGGGTATCGACCACGGTCGTGAGCCAGTTCGCTCGCTATCTATTCCCTCGCGCCACCTACACCAACTTCCGAAGCCTGAGAACGATGCAAGAGCGAAGCACTCGCAAAATCATCGGTGTCGTATCTGTCCCCG